AGTATGTTATCTACCATTTCTTGGTAAATGTAACATTGGCATTCCAGCCACTCGACTGGCTGTAGCCACCACCAAAACTAAGAGATGAATTCTTTGCTTCGGCCGTTACAGCAGAAAAATCGGTAGAAGACGCTGTCTTCGGTTTTGTAAATTGGAGAGTTCTCATTTAAGAATGAATAATGATGAGTTCGTTATAATAAATCATAAGATTATAATCCGGAGATAAAATCACTGTTTATTATTACTGGTCGTGTGAATTCGTTACCTAGACGGACTCTGCGACACAGTAATAATAATCCTTGAATACTGTTTTGTCTTTTACACTGCGGCTCATTTTGGCGGTGGAAAATCCTTCTTCGGCTGCGGCTTTCGCAATCGTATTCCACGTTTTGAGGATTTGGTTTGAATTTACCAACCGCTTTTCTACCTTCTTGCCTGTGGTTGAAAGTTGGACGCCGATGATTGGATTTCCGCCTTGTTCTTGGACCGCGTTTTGTTTGAGGGAATAATAACTCTCTTTCAGAGAGAGACCATAGTAGCCTTCATTCGCGGTTTCAACCCAAATCGTCGCCTTCAATGCGTTATGGCACGCATTTAAATACGTCTTCAGGTTCTTCAAATCAGTTTCGCCGGGTGTCTGTCCCACAGAGATTTTCCATTGCTGATACTCTTTCAGGAGTGTAGAATTCAGGATTTTGCCACGGTCGGAGAATTGGCAGCACTGGAAAATAAAGGTTTCCACACTGAACTGTGCTGGGTTTTCGGCCTCGGTTGCGATGACCTTCTTGTAATCAACCGTCTTCAATTTAATACCTTGATAACCGTGAATACGGTCAATACGTTTGGGTTTGAATTTGACGTCCATATAATGTTTCAATGCGTGGAAGGTTTCTTTCGCTGGTTTCGTGTGCGACCAAAGACGAAAACGCCCTTCAAGGTTCACGGATTCCTCTTCCACATCGGGGCGCACAATACAGCAGGTTGCGACGAATTGGTCGAACTTCTGCGTCATTTCATCGTCGGGGAGAAGAATGTGTTGATTGAACGGAGATTCATTTTCGGTCGCGACGACTTGAAGCGCTTGGGTTTGTTGTGCGGTCTTCTCACGGAGTTCATTGTTTGCTAGAGTGAGGTCGTGGATGGCCTTGTTCTTTTGTTCGAGGTCGCTGACGAGTTTTGCGTTCTCGGCCTCTAATTCTTGATTGCGTTGAAGGAGACGGTTAAAATTTTCCACATTGTACATTCGTGCGTGAATGATGCCTTCGATATGTTTTGTCAAGCGGTCAATTGTGAAATTGGTGCTATCATATGCGATGATTTCGGTTTTGTTTTTACCGGCGACTTCAATAGTGCGAAGTTGACGCTTGATTTTTGGGTGGTCTTTGATGTAGTTCTCAATTTCGACTTTGTTATGGACTCTAAATGCTGCGGCGAGGATGAAGTTCGTGTATTTCTTATGATGGTCTGAGACGCGGGTGGCGAGGTTATTGGTATGGCCAAACTTGATGAGTTTCTCGTTGTCGGCGTTGGTGTTGTCGATGGTGCCGAAGTAAATACATTCCGTGTTGACTGGGAACTGGCTGATAAGAGTTTTCTCGATGGCGCGTTTCTTTTCTTGGGTGAGGGTGATGGTGGCTTGGTTGAGGGTGGAGATGACTTCGTTCTTTTGTTCGAGTTGTGCGCGGAGTTCGCTGGTCTCGGTGTCAAGGATTTGGTGAAGGGTTTCTTCCATTTTCATATAATAGTCGTGTATTTCATTAGCCTTAACCGTTTGTGCTTTCAAGCATAGTGATTTGAAGCATCGGATGGTGAGTTTTATGGTTTGTTTATTTTGACCGCCGTTTTTGGATTTAGATGGAATGGTTGATTCAGTTGGTTGTTCTTCATCACTACCACCTGACACGTTTTCTGGTTGTTCTGATTTTTTAAATTCAGGAAAGGAGACAGTATAATCTACGTTGAGTTTGAAGTTTTTTTCAAGCAATGTTCTAACGTTTATTTTCTGTGCGAAACCCAACCATTTCCATACATCGTCCAAATCAACAACAAAATCAGTATTCTTATCAAAATTCAGATAACAATAAAAACTAGCAACAAACAACTGTTGCTCGAATGTGTTGAAGTTTTTTTGGAGTTTTTCTAGAAGAAAATTATTATATTTTTGAGACAACTTTGTAATCGGGTTTTTCTCGATGAGTTCAACAATGTTCAGGGTTGCCGAAGAGGCGGCGGAGGCAGAAGAAGCAGAGGACATCGTTATGAGCGTTTGTTATACTATGTATATACGGATGTCTTTAAGTTGGTTTCGCTTTATTTATGTAAATCGCTTTTTATGAAAGCGGTTCATACTGATTAGTTGCTTTTCATTAACAAAAGCAACTAATTATTATTAAATTGCTAATTTTGTCAAACCGCTTTTGTTGCAACAAAAGCGGTTTCTATTAAATGCTAAATCTGTATAACAGCTTCTCAATTTGGCAAACCGCTCTCGCCATCCCGAGAGCAACTTTCCCTCACCACTTACTCTTCTTCACATTAATCTTCGGTCCCTTGCCACTTTTCGCAGCATTAGGGTCATACGACTGCTCTCCTTCGTCATCAGAACCGAGATTCTTGGATATTTCCCAGAATTCCTTACTGCCGAGCTTGAATGGCCCGTGCTGTTGTGCCTTATACCAGAAGATTTGGTCCTGTAATTTGTTGGATTTCGCGTTGTTATTGATGACGAGACACTCGTAATTCTCGGTACACTGGTCCATCACCTGACAAAAGCTCTCAAATGTGGGGAACATACCCGCATAATTGTCGTAGATTCGCTTACGGTTCGCAATATATGGTTCACGGAGGATAAAAACGTAGTCGATATTCGTGCGGAGATTTGGAGGGATACCAAGGGGATATTGCATTGTGATGACTAACATGACCTTCCAATGACGTCCGTTCATAAATAGGAGACGCATCATCACATCTTTCGTCCATTTGTTATCATACAGGCAATCATCCAATACAACGAACGTCCTTGGGTCTATGGATGACTTCTTATACATATCCTGTTCCTTTTTCACTTGCTTTAAAACCGCTTTCTGGCGCTTGAGAATATTCTCAATGATGGCTGTATTATAAGCGTCGTGAATGAATAGTTTTGGGACGTGTGCTGCGAAGAATCCGTTGCCTGCTTCTGTTCCGGAGATGACTGTCCCGATGGGAATATCCTGATGGTGAAACATCAAGTCCTGAACGAGGAAACTTTTACCGGTATCACGGCGTCCAATGAGAACGATGACTGGGCCTTTGTTTTCATCGGGGCGAAAACTGATGGCCTTCATCTCGAACTTCGCGAGTTCCAAATTCATTGTAGTAATAAAAATGGCATATATTATTTTTATGACATTTATACGAATGGAATATGTAATGAATGTAATGAATGTAATGAATGTAATGAATGTAATGAATGTAATGAATGTAATGAATGTAATGAATGGAATACGGAATACGGAATACGGAATACGGAATACGGAATATGGAATACGGAATACGGAATACGGAATGCGCCCGCCCGTTTAAAATGAATATAAAACTTCTAGTTATCAATCATATCAATCTAACTATTCCGATTATATACATTTAGGAACAATGACAGACAATGGGTCATCGGCATCGGCATCGGCATCGGCGTTCCAGATTCATTACCGTAAACACAAATATACACCGGATACAATAGAGTCCGCATTATTGTATGATATTCAAAATTATATACCGATATATTCGCGATTTTTTGATGTAAATGAAAGCAACTATAACGGAATCCAATTGAATCAACGGTATTATTTACAGAATGTCATCGCACACCCGACACAAATCATTGGCGACAATAATGGCGACAATAATGGCTACACCGACCAATACGACCGCAGCAGTCATTCCCTAAACCATTTAGAAACGATTATAGTTGACGACAACGGAAATACCAATAATGTCCCAATCTTTGTGAAATATTCACCGCTTCTTGACCCTATCCGTTATTTATCGGGTAAATATGATACACAGCCGGATAACAAAACGCGCGCGCTTCCCAAATACAATTCTACACCCGAAATGTGTGACGATAAAATACTCAATATTAATAATTCGTCTTATGTTGACGGGTTTTTCTCCTATCTGACGAGTCGTGCACTTCACGAACACGGAATCGTCCACGGTGTAGATTATTATGGGAGTTATTTGTGTAGACAACGCGAATTTTCCACCAATGTGTTTGATGATATTGATTATCTGGTTGGGTGCTCGTTTTTCAATAAATACGAGAACGACCTCTTCACGATTGATTATTCGCAGTTTGGTGATGATGAACCCGGCGGTTGCGGCGGCGGCGATCTCTCGGATATCAATATAAGCAAGTTGATGAAAATCCGCAACAAGATGAAACCGATGATTGGCGCGACTGGGGCGAATAGCTATATCCAAGCGGATGATTTCCCGAATGTCAAGAACCGAATCCATATTCTTGAAAATGTGCCAGATAATGAAGCAATGGTGGTGGAACAATATGCCGCGCCGCCGGTCGTGGATGCCGAGTGTATCATTGGAGATACAACCATAGAGGTAGTTGATTTAAATGTGGAAGAACTCGCCGATGATACGACGTCGTCGTTGATGCCTAAAAATCAGACAAGAGACCGTCACGACGATGACGACGATGACGACAGTGATTCGTCGCAGTCAAATTCGTCGTATACTACGATAAGTGGTGAGGAGGGCGATGACAGCGGCGATGACAGCGGCGATGACAGCGGCGATGACGGAAGTGTTGGGGATGATGACGGCGATGACGGCGATGACGGCGATGACGGCGACGACAGTCACGGTGGCAACAAAGAGAGTCAAACACGCAATGCTGAAAAAACGGATGACCGCTCATCGTATGACAGCGAGAGCGACAGCGAAAGCGGAAGTTACGACAGTGACGACGAACAACTCATCGTGAAAATCAAAGACTTCCCCGTCCAAGCAATTCTCCTTGAAAAGTGTGTAAGCACACTAGACCATATAATGATGGCGGACGAATTGACAAAAGAAGAGTGGACGTCTATTTTATTCCAGGTGATAATGACGCTCGTTATCTATCAGAAAATGTTCGCATTTACCCACAATGATCTCCATACAAACAATGTGATGTTTATTGAAACGAAAGAAGAATTCCTGTATTACATCTACGAAGGTCAGTATTACAAGGTTCCCACCTATGGCCGTATCTTCAAAATCATTGATTTCGGGCGCGCCATTTATAAATTCCGCAGCGAACTTATTTGTAGCGACAGCTTCCATCCCAAAGGCGACGCAGCTACGCAATACAACTTCCCACCCTATTATAACCCCGATAAACCCACTGTAGAACCGAATTTCAGTTTTGATTTGTGTCGTTTCGCCTGCGCGCTCTTTGACTATTTCATTTATGACCTGCGTAAAGTAGAAAAACTGTGTAAATCCGACCCCATTATTAAATTGATTGTCAAGTGGACGATGGATGACAAGGGCCGGAATATTCTCTACAAATCCAATGGTCAGGAGCGGTATCCCGATTTTAAACTGTATAAGATGATTTCGCGGTCGGTCCATAACCACGTCCCGTCCACGGAAATACACAATCCGTTGTTTGATGGGTATAAAATCACATATAAAAAATATAAGAAACACGCCACAATGTCGGCGAAATTCTTGAAGGCGGGAGTGAATACCCATATTTTTATGAATGTGGATACGTTGCCTATTTATTGCGGTTTAGAAACGCCATTCGGTGTACCGGAACTCCGTTCTTCGCAATGAACTCAATATTCCGCATCGTCCAGCCCATCGAGTATCCTGAATGACCGGTCTCCATATGTTCGTAGATCAACGACACAATTTTGCTGTCGCCGGCACTGAACATAAATCCGCGGCCCTCTGGAGGGCTATACTCCGAGAGATATTTCCAGACGTTGATTTCCTTGGTCTTTATTTCAGGTAATTCGCCAACGCGAACAATCGCGCGCATTCCATCACGCACCATATCGGCGGAGTGATCGTCGTTGAAATATGATAGGTCGCAATCTCTCACGGCGTCAAGAGTGAGAGGCCAATATTCTTCACCGGACGCGGATGCGGGTGGAGCGCGTTCCAGATGAACGGTGACGGATTCGGGAGCGACAGCAGTAGCAGAAGCAGAAGCAGAAGCAGAAGCAGAAGTTGTCATTGTAGTTGACGATACCCCACCGTAAATGTAAACATATGATATCAATTTTATCAAATGTTTATAAAGAATTAGTAGTAGTATTATTAGTATTGTAAATTGTCGGAGTTTACAATTCGCAGCAACGTGTAAACTCATTTTGCTCTTCAATAAATGCCTTGAACGACATATATGTAATCATTTTATTACTACCACCGGCCATTTTTGTATAAAATAAATTAAAATCGGCCATCGTATAAACCCAAATACCAAGCAAATGTAATGACGCTGTAAAATCGTCGTGGCTAATAACTCCAGTGCCGGTTATATTCAACATCTGAAAAGACCGCCTTATCGCGGTTTGACCTGCGTATTTTGTCATTATTTTATCAACAAACACGCGAGTAAGTTCGTTTATACCGGAATCATCCTTAATGAATTTGAAATCAATAAGTGTCGTTTCATATTTCGTATCATCGGTTATGTTCGGCTGGGTTGTTTTATGATATGTCGTCGTATAATGCTCGGGTCCTTTATATTCGTTTTCGCTTGTAATACCTGAATGTGAATGATTTGCTTTGATAGGCGAAAAAACATGCGGGGCGGATTTCACGTAGAAGTCAGGACGCATTCGCAGTTTATCAGACGACGAACTTAATTTTTCATAAGCTTTCAAACTTATTTTACACATTGTGATTATTGCTATATATGACTGTTATTATTATTATTATTGCGGGTGTGTTTATTATGTTTTATACAGATGACGCTATGTTTCACACCCGTGCCACCATCTTATCCAATATGACGCCCACGATGACGCCAAGTGACAGACTGCCCGACACAAACCCAACAATGGCGGTAATAATCGTGACTACCCATCGCCTGTCAAATGACTGCGGTTTGAATAAGCTATCCCAGTCACCGGTTTTATAAACGACCAGAAACATCACCCCGACTACCGCCGCAATTGGAATTTCGTTGATGGCGCGACCAAAGAAGAGACATATGACAATAAAAAGCACACTCGTTATCACCGATGAAAACTGGGTTTTCGCGCCGTTTGCCAAATTCAGCTTACTTTGACCGACCAATACACAACCACCGAATCCGCCGGTTAGCCCAGTGGCGATATTCGCGATACCTTGGACGAGACTCTCGCGAAATGAATTGCCCTTTATTCCTAAGGCTCCTTCGGCATCTCGCACCATAATAAGCGATTCCAACAATCCTGTAAATGCCATCGCCACCGAAAATGGCAGCATTTTCAGAAGACTGTCCGCGTCGTATTTGATTTTACTAACTGAATCTGATGAAATGATGGAGGGGATGTCGGACTTTATCGCTCCAATGTCTTTCACGCGGTCGATATTGTAATATTGTGTAAATATGTAGATAAACGCGGTGATTGCGAACATTGAGACGAGACCGCCGGGGATATGGACGTGTTGGTCGTTGCTGTGCGCGATTTTAATGACACCGAAGAACGCAATCAGCGTGCTTACAACGGTAAATAGGGTTGTATTCACCATTTTAAGCCCAGTCAACCATTTATGTTCCTTGTCTTTGAAATTATCCAGTTGGTGAACGGCGATGAGCCCGGCCAACGCAATCAGAAACCCCGACATAATATGTTTTGGAACATATGTCACGTATTTATAGAGTCCCGTTACGGCTGCTAAAATCTGGATGAACCCGCCAGCGATGACGGTAGGGATGATGTATTCTTTCCCGAGTAATGTGGAAACACCCGCAATAGATGTGGCGACCGCCGCGGTTGAACCCGAAATCATCGTTGGCATACCGCCGAATAGTGATGTAACGAGAGACATCACCATTGTGTTTTGGATGCCGGTATTCGGGGATAGTCCCATAATAAATGCGAATGCGATGGATTCGGGAATCAATAAGAGCGCAATCGTGAGTCCCGAGAGAAACTCATTGATGAGTAACGTGGGTGACGCGGATGTCATGGCGTTCATCACCGTAATATGTTCTGTAATATTATATAAACACCAGAATATATATACTATAATAGATAGAAGTAATGGACAACCAAGACGACCCTTGCCCCCGCGACACAATCACCATCGACGGGGTGACCTACGACGTCACCGATTTCAAGCATCCAGGCGGAAGTATCATCAATTATGTTAAAAATACGGCCGATGCGACCGAGGTGTTCCGCGAGTTTCATCATCGGTCGTCCGACCGGGTGAATAAAGTGCTTCAATCATTGCCTACATACCCGGAAAGTGCGCCGCCGTTCGCACCCGAACACGCAATGACCGACCACCAAAAGGCAATGACGACCGATTTCCGAGAGATGCGCGAGAAGTTCGTTACGCAAGGCTTATTTGAACCGGATTATATCCACGTGTATTTTCGCCTTCTTGAAATCGCATTTTATTTCGGGATGGGGACGTGGCTTGCGTCCTATAATATCTACGCATCCATTCTCTCGTTCATCGCATTTAAGACACGCTGTGGCTGGGTCCAGCACGAATGCGGCCACTTGAGTTTTACCGGTAACAAGCGCATTGACCGCGCTATTCAAACATTTACAATGGGATTCGGTGGTGGCGTAAGTTCATCCGTCTGGAATTCTATGCACCAACGTCACCACGCCGCACCCCAGAAAATCAAACACGATATTGACCTGGATACAACACCGCTCGTGGCGTTTTTCAATCGCGCATTTGAAACAACCACGCATGGACAAAGAAGCGCGCGGTTTATGAGCCGGTGGTGGATGCGGCTTCAAGCGTGGACGTTTTTGCCCGTCGTAAACGGTATATTCGTCCATTTGTTTTGGATGTATTATCTCCACCCGAAGAAGGTATTTCACCGACTATGTTCCGCAAAGACGAGAGAAGAGCATACACCCGCCGCATTTGAAGTGGTGTGTATGAGTGCGTCACATATTGTAATACCGTATATTTTTTACACTGGTGGCGGTGGTGGCGGTGGCGGCCTCCTCTGGTCATATTTCCTGCTAATGGTCGTCAATTTCTGGAATTTTATCTTTCTGTTCGGCCACTTCTCTCTCTCGCATACATTTACCGGCGTAGTCCCCGAGACCACGCACCTCTTATGGTTTGAATACGCGTTGAATCACACCGTAAATATATCTACAAGGTCCGCGATAGTGACGTGGATTATGGGGTATCTTAATTTTCAAATAGAGCATCACCTTTTTCCGTCGATGCCGCAGTATAAGAATGCGCTTGCGGCGCCGTATGTGCGCGCGTTTTGCGAGAAATGGTCGTCAGACCTGAAATACACCGAGCATTCGTATAAAGATGCGTGGCGTTTGATGTTATCTAACTTGAACCAAGTTGGAAAACATTATTATGAAAATGGCGTTGAGGCCGCCGAAATTCCAGCACACGAACACGAAGATTAGAAGAATCAAAACCCGGGTGTATCTACGAATACTGCCGGTGTGCTACTGGTGCCACCGCCACTACCGGCACCTCCGCCGCCGCCGCCGCCGCCCATATCACCAAACTGGTTTAATATAAATACTGCCAACACCGAAGAAATACAAACAACGATAGAATCGCGGAGTAGCACTTTCAATGGCTTCTGATTATCGGTTTCAACGAACCGCATCTCCATAAATTTCAGTAAAAAATAAACGATGGAAACGACAACACCAATGACGAACATTTTCGTAGAGTTAAACATTACAAAATGATTTGATGTATCGTTCTAAATATATACATAAGAATTCAATTATTTATTGTATATTATACGAATTACAGGATTACGTATAATATACGAATTACGATGTCTGAAACGCCAACATCACCGGCGGATAACAAATATACAGAATTAAACCCGATAATGCTAAAAACACAAATGAAAATATAAAGATGAGTATGTCGATAAGGAAAATATTGTCATACCAACGACCCGGTTCTTCTTCATCTTCCGCCATTATTTATGTATTATTTATGTATTATTTATGTATTTATATATATGTATGTATATGTATCTACGCTAATATTTCAATATCGTCTAATAGTGGCGGCGCATTAATACTTTGCGAGTCATTTAATGTATGAATATCCAATGTATCCAATCTGATGTCTCCGCCAATATTCAATCGTCCGCTGTCGCCGTCGTCGGCATCGTCAGCATCGTCGGCGTCGTGGGACATGTATTCATTCTTTCTCTCTTGTGAGTCTGTTTCAAATGTGCGGACCTGGTTCTCTCCAAATGATACGCCACTGCCGCTGCCAGTGTCATTATTATTGTCTAAACCCACCGATGATGATGGGTCTGGACTACTTCCATTCAATTCACCAACAAAATCCATTTGTCCTACATCGGTCTCGCCCTGACCGCCCCCGGCACCGTCGTCGTCGCCGCCGCCGTCTTCGCTAGAAACACGGTCTCTCTCACGATGCCTCCTCCTGCGCGTAGACGAACTGCTGTGTGCTCGGCGCCTCGCCGAGAGAGCGGCATCTTCTTCCGAGAGAATAGGTTCTTGTTTGATAACTTCTTCGTTTTCCGTCACCTCTACGACATCCTCAATCGTTTCCTCTAAATACATCTTAATCAATTCTTCTACCGGTATATTATCGCGAATCGTGTTATAAATACACTCCTTCACAATGATTTCAAATTCGCGATTATTGCGTTGTGTATGAAGCGGCTGGATGCCTCTCTCAAAAATATAAACATTAGAATAGAGCTTTCGCGCACTATTCACATAAATCTTATGAACGAATTCCGACAATTGCGGGATTTTAATATCCACCTTCTTCTGCTTATTTCCAACACGCATAACCGTCATACATTTCAGATGAATGATGTGGACACACGTAATCAAATCTTCTAAATATCCGCAGGAGCTGCGTTCCTTAATTCGCGCGGTTTCGTCCTTTATGATATTGGGATTCCATTTGGGAACTCGCGAGAGAAGGTTCTGGAATGTCATCAGGTATTTATCCTGCTCCTTGTTTCCAACACATAGTTTGACGGCTTCATCAAGAATAGACCGAAAGCCTTCTTGGACCAAAGGCGTCAAAATATTAACAAGACGAGACGCCCATTCGTTCTTGGATTCGTATAATGATGTCACTGAATAATCGTCCATAATTGCGATTGTGGGTGGTATTACATAAAAGAAATATTTTCTAAACTCATTTTACAACGAAATACAATAAAATGAAGTAAATACAGCAGCAAAAGTTTCTCATTTCTAAATTCCTTTCTCACCTTGTCAAACATAATCAGTAGCTCATAACGTTTGAGTTCTATCATATTCGGGTAGGAGTGAACAAAATCAATAACGTCCAGCGCACTGTAGCCTTGTTCGTATAATAATACAGATAAATCCAGTATTTTTGCGTATTCTTCGCGGGTAGGCGACGCCAGACCACCCCCATCATCGCTCGGTCCTAATAAATAACTTGGGTGAATCTGAATCAACTCTGACAGCGGGTATTCTCTCGCCTTTATGATTTTATGTGTATCACACGCTTGGTCTGCGAAGTATGTGTGTAAATTGACGGGTGTGTCGGCGCCCGCGTCCGCAATCGCCGGTGGCGGAATATAAATATCGCAGAACCGCGATAAAATCGGTTTCAGAAGACTGTCCTTGTTTTCAACCACAATAAAAAACCGCGTGGACGAACTGAACAATTCAATACACCGCCGCAGTGCGGACTGCGCGTCAATCGTGAGTTTGTCCGCATTTGTCAGAATAACTGATTTGAAAATAGCACCTTCTTTCAAGTCAATATTCGTCTTCGCGAAAAACTTCAGCTCCTCGCGAATGAAGCGTATCCCCTTCCCGTGCGCACAATTCGCGCGCATAACATAGTTTTTCATCGCATTTTTATCACCGCCGTATACTTGCTGAATAAACCGGTTCAGAATATACGTTTTCCCAGAGCCGTTAGGCCCATAAAAAATAATGTTTGGGATTTTCCGGTTCTTGATGAATACATCCAATTTGTTATGGATATTTTGGTGGATTCCTTCTAATTGACTTGTCATTATCGTGTTGTTATTATAATGACAAAATGGTTTTACATCCTTTTATGATTCGCCGCGCGTTCACTGTCGTTCACTGTCGTTCACTGCCGCGTTCACTGCCGCGTTCACTGTCGTTCACTGTCGTTCACTGCCGCGTTCACTGCCGCGTTCACTGTCGTTCACTGTCGTTCACTGTCGTTCACTGTCGTTCACTGTCGTTCACTGCCGCGTTCACTGCCGTTCACTGTCGCGTTCACTGCCGTTCACTGTCGCGTTCACTGCCGTTCACTGTCGCGTTCACTGTCGTTCACTGTCGTTCACTGTCGCGTTCACTGTCGTTCACTGTCGTTCACTGCCGCGTTCACTGCCGCGTTCACTGCCGCGTTCACTGTCGTTCACTGTCGTTCACAGATTAATAATCTGTTCGTATGGCATAACCTTGGATGGTTTACTACCACCCGCAGCACCGCCCGCAGCACCGCCCGCAGCGCCACCCGCGCCCGCAGCACCGCTCGCTTCGCCGTCCGTATAATAATAGTTCGTGGTGTAATAATAGTTCATCGGTTTGGACGCACCATAAAATGGGGATTCTTCTTCATAACCTTGTCCATTATACATTCCGAGATAAGCCGTCGCAGCGGGCGACCCATCCTCATAATAATACGCATTGTGTTTCGCGGTGCGTTTATTTCCGGCGGGGTCATTGGGGTCAATCCAGTTTCCGATTCCGCGGATGATACTGCCGGTAGCATCGCGAATGGACCCGAAGAGCCCGGGTGTGCCGTCAGGTCCGCCGGGGGCGCCGCTTCCGGGTCGTTGTCCGTATCCCTTGAAATTCCGCGTAATCCCGCGCTTGTAAATGTCATCTTCGCTCAACGCGGAAGTACTCGTATCACGCGCAATGTCGTCGTATTGCGAACGGGTGGTCGCCAGCAGATTCTTTTCAATCTGGGTTCCATCGGGTAAATACGTCGCCCAGCGCGTCACTTTCAGACAGTCCGCGTCAATACGGCACGCATCTGAACCGGTCTGACCTGGATTGTTACACTTCCACGGGCATTTACGCATAAGGAGTATATTATTGCCATCCGCCGATTTTACAATGTTGCCGGTCACATCCATCCGGAAAATATTCTGGCAGTTGCCTTCATTGCTTGAGAGATTCGTCGGTTCCGCGCATTTACGCACGTGGCCGTCATCACCGTATCGCCAGTTTGCGCCGTCATACCACGAATCAGGGTGGCTCGCAATGAGACGGTTTCGGCGCACAACAGCGACATCATATTTCAGTTGCGCGTCTGTCTTCGCCTGCGGGGTCGTAGCAGAACGCAGCGCCTTATAGGCGCTTTCATACTCCTTCTGTGCCTCAACTGCCCAGTTCATCTGGCGTTTCACATCGGAAATAAGGACATTCGCGGCGGCGCTGGTCACGTAAGTAGTGCCATCACTCGCGGTTCCGGAGGATGAAGGCGTGCCGGAGGAGACGGTCGTGGCAGCTCGGGCCTCAATCCCCGGAAGAATATATTCACCTTGGTCAAGAACACCGCCATCCATTGAAAACGCATTATTAAGCGTGGCGCCCGTTTTGTAGGTGCGGATTTTCGCCGTAGTGGTGCTCGTCTTCGCCGCAGGAGTTTGAAGCCCGGCGATGGTTAACTTAATGGGGGCATTGTTGGGCAATGAACCGCCCAATGTAAACGCAACCACGTTCTGACCACCGCCGTAGGTATTTACATCGGATGTAATAACGCCCGCACTTGAAATAGTTGACAGTGTATCTTGAAGACTCGTCGACGAATTCGTCCATACAAAAGAGACACCCAGGTCAATATTTGCCGTGCGTGTTACATAAGGAACTTGGACGAGGAAAATATCTCCAGACGACATAGCATTTGTAAGCATCATTGTCATAGAAAATGTCGTAGCAGTTCCCGTATAATTTGGCGATAATTGCGGACTTGATGTGGTGATTTTACGGCACGGCAGCAACGTCGCTAATCCGCCGTAGGTTGTATCATTGAAAATACGCAATTGTTTCGCGGCGTCAGAGGGCGGCGACAAATTCACGAGGACGAGTGTCGGGCTTGCGGTCTCCGCGTTGCTTGCGAGAGATACATTCGCTAATCCGACACCATGTGCCGCAGTCGTTCCCGGGGTTATTTCATTATTCACCCACTTCAGTCCAGAGATTTCCAGTGCGTATTTACCGGGCGCCATCGGATTCGCGGTTTGAATCGTATATGTAATGACACAATACCCGACATCCGCGACCTCGGCCGCGCCCGCAGCACCCGCCGCCGGAACTGTCACTGCCAAACCGCGACCATCCGCCGCAGTATCCAAATCCGTAGCAGTCCCAGCCGAAGTTCCAACCGTCGCTGGCAATGGGCCAGTATACGCACGCATCGTCGCCTTCAATCCCGCAGCACTCGTATTCTGGATATAATACGTAGGAACCTTAATCGTCACGGTTTTCGCAGGTGTTGTTCCCGATACACCGCGCAACTCCGCAGTAGTTGTAAAAAGAAACCGGAATGTAGTTTCGGTATTTTTCACATAAGAGCATTGGTTGATGATAAGGGTTCCGTCCGAACGCGATCCCGTTGTGGACGCCGGAGCGTGCGAACTTTGTGTGCGGACTTCCCCCTGATACCGAACGTGATCTGCCATTGCGAGCCCTTCAATGACTCCCGTCCCATATCCCTCCGACGGCGCTATCCAAGACCCAAACCCGCCATTTCGGTAGGTTCGTGATATCCATACACTCACCAATAACACTAAAATTAACACGAATACCACTGTATATTTATCCTGGAATAACTCCGAGATTTTCATTTGTATATTAATTTATATTGTTATAAAAATAACTATCGTGTATATTGCTTATATTATATACGATAAAATAATCTCTCGGGGTTCGGAATACGTGCCCCTCCGTGCCACTCCACGTGTCCGTGCCTCCGCGCACCTCCATTAATACGTCTGTAAGCTATGCGTATACGGATTCTGTCTAAATGCGTTCAAGATGTCCGGCTGGATTCTCTCGTTCAGTTTGCTTTCATCGTATCCCTGGGGCATCGTCATCTTACCATAAATATCAATACTGGGAATCATTGCGGGCGCATTCGTAGCGACCATCGTGCGCTGATTGGCGCGGTCGGCATCCAGTCGGTCAATCTGGACATTAGTATTAGAATTAAACAGCGACATTGCGCCGTGATTGGTAATATTTTTGTAGGTCTTATTCACATTATTGCGCTGATTATACGCGGCATTGTAGAGACCATTCCCCATTCTGGTCGCGGTCCCGCCTGCGCCTCCTAAATAGTCGGTGCTCGTTGTCGCGCGCTCCGTTTCTTCCGGCGTGTTCTGAGAGATTAAATAACCCGCAGCCGCCTGGCGTTCCACATTGAGATGGTCGTATCCGACCAGACCCACTGTCGTCTCTTTAATAGTGGTAGGCGCGCGGTCGGCGGGATTGAATGTCGCGGTCACTGCGGCGGGAACCGGCATTCTCGCATTCTCGTAAAGGCGCGCATTTCCGACCACATTCTCCTTACGCGACGGTTTGAGGACATCCATTAGAGGCGCAATAACTGCCTTGAGTGCGCCGTGGATACCGCCCATCTCGTTGGGACGCACAGTTGTCCGATTATTATGTGTAAATTTATAGCTTGTCCTGCCGAAATCCGCCTCGGTCGCGGTATTCTTCTCCGCCGCATAGGGGTTAATCATCGGCTTACCATCATATGTCTGGCGCCGCGTGTCTTCAAAATTCTTCGGCGCAAACATTGCTCCTCCACCATCCGCGGGAGCAGTCGCACCGAAATACTCGCTCGTCGTCGTCTGACGATTACTCTCGCGGTCCATCTCAATCGCGCGCTGGGTTTCGCCCTTCTCTGCGCCGGTTGTCGTAAACCACCGGTCGGGTGTATTCACGAAGAATGTGTCTGGCAGATGTTTCTCCATTCGTCCTAAAGTTGCCGTAGTTGGCGCGGTTTGGATATAATGCGCGGCAGGACCCTGATGTCCGTCAAGAGAATACGAAAGCTTGGGATTCGTCTTTACGCGCATTTCATCCACCCCGCGGTCAATCCATTTATCTCGCGCATCCATTCCGGAATTGAATCCGAGGGTCCCCTGCGAGGCGTATCCTTGATCCAACCCGGGGCCGACGCGCACCTCCTCCCACGGTTTGACATTGGCGATTTTCATACTAGGATTCACACGTGACTGGTAGAAATCGTTCTGGTTTGGCATACCATTGGGAAGATGAAGGTTATCCAGCGGGCGGAAAAGGGGTGCCTGCTCAGTCTTGGAGAAGAACTGCGAACCACCACCAATCTTATTATCCAGCACATTTTCGTGCATATTCGCACCGGTCGTCGTCCCGCGGATTTTCGCTCCATAATACGGTTCCATATTGTTATGTGTAAACGTCCTTGGGTCTATCTTGGACCCCATCAACGAAGTAAATCCATCTTTACTGTAATTATCCCCGAATTGTGTATCTAAACTTTCGCCGTAGGGGGGCAACGACTCCGCGGCCGACGACGGTCCTGTAGTTATGATGCTATTCTTATCATTTGAAGAGTCGCGCCCCCTCTCGGCGATTCCGCGCAGAATACCGACACCACCTATCCCTCCAGCGACACCAGCCGACATTTTATCAAAATCCACCCCTCGCGCATAATAACGGTCGGTTGCTGTGTTTGGATTCTTGTAATCATTTACGTTGGACCCTGTATTTGGGCGAATAACTGGATAATTCGTAGTCGGAATGTTTGTATTGGGTAGATACCGTGCCTCGTGCTTGCCCGCATTTCTATATCCTTCGCGTGCGCCATTGCCATTGCCATTGCCATTGCGATTTGATGCGATATAAGCCGCACCAAGACTTCCTAGGATTAATGCGATTTCGGCCATATTATATTACGGTATTATATGTATCTATATTATTCCGCTACATATAATATTCCGCGACATATAATATTCCGCGACATATAATATTCCGCGACATATAATATTCCGCGATTATGAAAACAGTGCGGTTGTTCCGCTAAACTGACGGAGGTCGCCAACATTCTGAATGCCACTGGCGTCTCCTCCTGCGCCCGCGCCTAAACCGCGTTCATTATCGCGTCGCCCACCCACCATCCCTTCGAGGGCCGGGTTAGTATTCGCAGGATGGACCGTAAAGTAAGTATCATCCGCGATTCCAGGAACCGTCATCTGCGGAACAAATCGGTCCTTCTCAATCATCCGTGTATTCAGATTATTGTTAAATGGAATAAATACATTCTCTTGCGGGTCAAAGTGAAGCATCTTCCAGTTGTCTTGTTCTACATCGCGCAACATCCACGCGGGGTGGGTGGCACGGGTCTGTTCTACGGAACTACCACCCTTCATCGGGCAACGAATCATCTCATTTGTGCGTGTTGCGACGGATGCGCGGCCATCGTGATGATAATTATCTGCCGAATCTCGGTTCAGTTTGCGTGATAAACCAAACAATTCTGCCTCAATATCAACCGAATTCGTCATAATATTACCGGCCCAACCTTGTGCGCGGATATACGGGTCTTCCATATAAAGTGGTTTATCGCCGGGACCAGGTGCGTTGAGATGATATCTGCCTACATCAGTAGATTGCTGGAGTTGTTTTTTGATACGGGCGGGGTCGTCGCGGAATCGTGTAAATGACATCGGAGTATGGAGTATGGAGTATGGAATACGTGCTATTATATCGTGGTAAAATAAAACAGACCTAAAAACAACAATATAATAATGTTATCCGCGTATCATTATTATTATTACTATTATTACTATTGGATACGATGTTAATCACCGAAGTGTCTGACGATACCGTCGTGATACCACCACGCAAACCCTCTAAATCTTATACAATTTGTCTCAATATGATTGTGAAAAACGAGTCCCATATTATTGTCCAAACACTGACAAACCTGTGTTCCTATGTGGAGTTTGATGCGTATTATATATCGGATACAGGTTCAACGGATAACACAATGGACCTCATCTGCGCGTTTTTCAAGGAGCGCGGTATTCCCGGCCACATCGAACAAGTAGAATGGCGCGATTTCGGGTTCAATCGCACATTGGCACTTCAAATGGCGTTTAATAAAACCGATTATCTCTTTATATTTGATGCGGACGATAGTATACACGGCGATTTTCGTATTCCGAGCAACCTAACACACGACGCGTATCAATTGAAACTAGGCAAGTCATTTGTATATCTGCGAACACTCATCGTGAATAACCGAAAACGGTGGCGATTTGTAGGTGTTCTTCACGAGTATATTACGTGTGTTGATAAGGAGGAAAGCTGCGTTTCAGTCCAAGGCGATTATTATGTAGAGTCTGGGCGTAGTGGAAGTCGTAGTAAAGACCCTAACAAATATATTAATGATGCGGCGGTGCTAGAGCGCGGATATAATGAAGAAATGGGCGGCGGTGGCGGTGACCGTGGACTTGCCGAGAGATACGCGTTCTACTGCGCCCAGAGTTGGATGGACGCAGGCGTCGCGTATATTGACAAGGCGATTCTATGGTATCTCCGGGTTCTCACCCAAAACAACTGGACCCAGGAGAAATATTACAGCGCGCTTTGCCTCGGCGACTTATACAATAGGAAGGGGGATAAATACAATTCGTTGAAATATTACTCCAAAACAATGGAATATGATGAAGAACGCATTGAAGGGGTCGCATCCGCAATGGAAATTCTCCGCGCAGATGGAAACCATATCCTCGTAAATGCGTTATATCACAAATACAAGGGATACAACAAGTTTCCGCAAAATAAACTCTTCCTATCTACGGATAAATACCACGATGTAATAGAATACAACAATTCCATATCTGCATTTTATATTTCAGACAAACGAAGCGGGTATGAGTGTTGTAAAACCATCCTTCGCCATAATATTGTGGCGTTTCATCTATTGAAATCTACCTATAGTAATCTTGTATTTTACCGCAATTTTTTTGAAGAAGACACATATCCCGAGATACTGCGTTTATTTTATGTAGTCGACCATTACCTCTCTATTATTGCGTCAAATAATGATACCTATAGCGACGATGATATTGAGACGTGGAATCGCCTCTTTGCGAAAGTGAGAGATTCATTAGTGGTGCCTTGTGAACTATTGAAAATAGCGGGCAATGACGGGGGCAATGACGGCGAATACCATTTATCACGCCAAATTGAGCGACTGCCTTATCTGGACAAAAATATGCCAGCACAGAACCAATCCGTTATTATTGTGAACCGCAAGCGGAGAAATGCCCCCCGCGTCATTATAACATTTACTACGTGTAAACGCATTGACTTGTTTCAGCAAACGGTTAATTCTATTTTGAATATGTGGACAGATGTCAATATGATTGACTACTGGTATTGCGTGGATGATAATTCTAGCGAAGAAGACCGCGCGAAGATGCGAGAAGCGTATCCGTGGATAGATTATTATATGAAATCCCCGGAAGAGAAAGGGCATCGCGCTAGTATGAAAAATATATGGGATAAACTGAACGAATTACGCCCCGAATACTGGATTCATATGGAGGACGATTTCCTCTTTCATACCCCGGGGAGTTATGTCTATAAGGCCATGCAAATGATGACAGACGCACGGAATTCGGGCCATAATGTGCGGCAAATTCTATATAACCGTAATTACGGCGAGACAGTGCGTGATTATAAGATACAGGGTCATAAAATATTGCGGCGAATGACACACGAAGTTGCGCTTCACAGGCATAAGGTCGGTGAAGAATTCGGTTATGGAAACTGCCATTACTGGCCGCATTATAGTTTTCGCCCATCATTGATTGACGTGGCCGCAATATTGACGATAGGAAACTATGATACACCCAACCAATTCTTTGAAATGGATTATGCGAACATGTGGATGAAACTGGGGTTCCTCTCCGGATTTTATAATCACATAACGAATCGGCACATTGGGCGACTTACATCCGAGAGAACTGACCGGACACAACCGAATGCGTATGAACTGAACAATGAAAGTCAGTTCGTGGCGCCGACGACCACGACCACGACCACACCGTCCCCCGATGCTACCGCGACGACCACACCACTCCCCGATGCTACCGCGGTTAAGAAGCAATGTTATTATTCTACAATTCCGTTTGATGACGGGTTTGGCGCCCAGTTTCAACGATTTATATGGACGTGTATTTATGCGGAAGAGTGTGAAGACGCGACTTTTATATACAGAACTCCCACAAAGATCGCACACAATTATAATGATGACCCGCAGTTTATCGCGAAACTGGAAACATTAATGAATATGAAGCCACATTATATGAATTACGCGGATGTCGTCGCGCAAAATGCGGAACACGCACAAGCCGGGCGGAATGATGAAGTTATTGAGATATTGACACCGCATTTTTACGATATATTCAACTACATTGAGAAGAATATAGACGCGTCTATGAAAAGCAAGAGTATGGCGCGCATCAAGGAGCATTACTGGCGAAATAAAGACCGCCCGAAAGAACGAGCACGTGTCTACCGCATTCAGCACACCGACGCGGACAGCGGTGGCGGCGCCGCCGGATATACGCACCATCTAGCCGCACATATTCGCCGCCCCAACTGTGATGACACGCGACCTAATGGCGGTGAAGAATATACAAATGCGTATTATATCAAGTCGTTGTTGGCAATAAGAGAGAAATATCCGAATACCCGAATTCAGTTCCACATCTATTCGCAAGGCACCGATGACAAATTCGCGGATTTAACGACACATGATATTATCGGAAAAGATATTATCCTTCATTTAAATGACTCCAATGAAGACACGTATCTCGGAATGACGCTGGCGGATATCCTGATTACGTCTGCCAGTTCATATAGTTATAGCGCGGCCTTCTTCTGCGAGGGCGATATTTATTATACTGAATTCTGGCACACTCCGTGTAGTTGGTGGAACAAATTGGAAAAACTAGTAGAATAACGCGTGTGTGCGCGTCCTTATAGTGTTTTTATTCTAATCTAATAATAACTATCATCGGGTTACAATGGACGATGCTGGCGTGTATGGCGGTTATTCTGATTTAGTCCAGCGCGATAAGACCATTCACGATTTTCGCGATAGCGACAAAGATACGAAACGTAAAATTATTGAGAAAATGCTTACCCTCCGCCACAATATGAAATATAACAAACATTTACTGTCGGTGTATATGAAGGCCAAAGGTTTATTTGATACAATGATTGAAGAGCATCGGGCGCAATTACATTATTTAGATGAAATATATCGTCATCTCAATCATCTTATTCGGGAAAATCTCTCGGCGCATAAGAACAATAAGAATAACAATAAGAATGCCGGAACAAACACTATGATGAATGAACTCATCAAAGATAAGAAACGGATTGGTGCGTTATTGAAAAAAATGCGGGATAGTTTTAACAAATTAATGGATATTGATACTGTTATTGGGGTGACCATCGCCCAAATTAATGAAATTACGTTTATGGAGGACCACGACCAGATTGACCCGAAGGACGACGAGGACGAAGGCGAAGCCGAGGACGAGGACGAGGACGATGACGACAGCGAGGACGACGAGAGCGATAGCGAACCCGAAGCCGAAGAAGACGACGAAGACGACGAGAGCGATAGCGAACCCGAAGCCGACGAAGACGAAGACGACGTATACGAGGACGAAAGCGAAGCTGAAGCGGACGAGGACGAGGACAATGACAATGAACCCATAGACGAAGACGACGAGAGCGATAGCGAACCCGAAGACGACAGCGAAAGCGAAGCTGAAGCGGACGACGACAGCGACAGCGAAGCACAAAATTCTATATATCTATTCTAGTGTATTGATATTCTCGTTTTAGCAATAATGAATACAAACGAGATGAACGCGCAAACTTACGCTCTCTCACCCATTTCCGACACATTCGTTGAAAGATACGCAACCAAAATGTCTTGTATATCGCAACTGCTTCCCCACCAAAATCTAACGTAACAATTTCAATAATTTCAATTGTAGTCCCATAACGTGATGCGAAGGCTATATAATCCGGAAAATTGTTTGGTCTGACAAATGTAAATAGGCAGATATAATAGTCCATTATATTGGGAGAGCTTGTATTCACATCAAACCCGTGTATTTCCTCGTTGAATTTTTGACACAACCCTAATTCATACCGCGACATAATTTACATAATCATCACATAATGTATAAAATATAATCAATTTTGTAATTTATTATATTCTTAAAATATATATTATTGATATTATTATCAAACAAAGCATCATCATATGGCGTCGTATATCAATCGCTTATTCAACACACCGTTCTTTCAGAACAAGTTCGTTCTATATGGCAGCTTATTCGTTGTATTATTGAGTATTCTGCGTTATTTGGCAAATAGGAACATCAATGCGGTTATTCTTATGGCATTGATTGGATTGGTTATGTCCTACTTTAGTAAAAATATGATTATCGTTCTTCTTACCGCGTTTGCTTCCGTGTTTATTCTGGAAATGGTTGGGTCGCGTGGCGCTATGGAGGGGATGAAGACAAAGGAAGGCGCGGAGAATAATGGCGGTAAGGACGAGGACGAGGGCGATGAAGAGGAGGCCGAGGCAATGACCGAGGCCAAGCCCGAGGCCAAGCCCGACGCCAAGGCCAAGAAGGCCGACAAAAAAGACACTGTGGAAACAGAAAAAGGCGGGAAAAAGAATACAAAACAAGGAATGACGAAACTATCCCCGGCGAGTTATGATGGAAAGGACGAAGACGACAGCGGTGGCGCTCCCAAAGGTAGCAGTGAAAATCGTATTGATTACGCGTCAACATTAGAGCAGGCATATGATAATATAGAGAACATCATTGGCGATGAAGGTGTGCGCGGTTTGACCGACCAAACGAAATCATTGATGAATCAGCAGAAGCAACTGATGGAGAATATGAAAGATATGGGTCCATTGTTGAAGTCGGCTGAAGGTTTTATGAAGCAGGTCACCGGAGGTGGTGGTATAAGCGGCATAACTGAAATGTTGAAGGGGTTTGCGACACCAGGAGGCGCATCTAATAAAAAATAAATAACGACATATAATAATACTAAATCGCGTTTAGCATTATTCAATCTTGATAAATACGTATCAGATCAAATGGTGAGAAGGTGTCCCCCAGGTGTATTCTGTTTTGAAAATGTAACGCTTGTTATTGTTGCTGTTATTGTGATAGGTGTTGGAATTTACGCACATTCGCGGTTTTTTGGCGGCGGCCACCACGGGCACCACGGGCACCACGGCCACCACGGGCACCACGGCCACGGCTACGGTCACCACGCGCACGGTGGCGTGTTAATCGAGTCAACCGATCCGCTTTCTAATTCATTGGATTTCGGAATTGGTGGTCCATCATCCAGTCAGGACGTATTATTGAATCCATATGTTCCGCCTCTGCGCGATAACTCGGTTGGCGCGACACGCCCGAATTACGATATCCGCGGCGGCGTTGAAACTATCCATTACGGTGGAATGGACGGTGGCGGTGGCGGCGGTGGCGCGTCGGGTGTCCGTGTGAATGTTCCCACGCGTTCCGTAGATACGACGTATCGTCAGGTGGGGATTCTTACGCGTGGTAGTGGCAGCGGCGGCAGCGGCCACGCATCGCAAGAGACAATACTTCCATTGATTGGTCGCCCCTTATTTACAAACCGCGACAAATGGCAGTTTTATTCATTAAGCGATAAAAACAACGCGATTAAGTTGCCGGTCATTATCAATGGAAAGAGCGGAACTGGCGAATATGGTTGTAATAATGTGAGCACGGGTGATATGATATATGTGGAAGGGTATAACGATGCGTTTCGTGTTACGGCATATGATAGTGCGTCATTGCGTTATTTGCCGTTTTAGGGTAACGGAACCGAATAATAACACAACCTGTTGTTTTATTATTCAAATACTTATTTCGCAGGTTTGCTCCGATGCCGCGTTCGGTTTTTGCGTTTATTGCCGCCGCCGCCACGACGCATTGCTATTGCTTGTGCCGAGTTCAAGCCGGTTCCATTTACGGGCGGGTTATTCGTCAAATTCTGCTCTAGGAATTCTGTATCTTTTACATCATTATCCACGTCTTGTAAAATTTTGGTTAGATATCTAGAATTAGAATTAAAGTTATTTAATACATTCTCTTGTGTTTGTTGGTTAAATTTCATGTCCCAACCACCCTTCATGTCGTTCCATTTCTTAAAATAATTATTGTATAAATCAATTTGCCCCATCCATCGTTTATACATAGAAAACAACCTACATATTTTGATTAAAAGTTTTTTATGTTCATCAGATGTTAAAAATGTCGGCCGCCAGTTCGACGGTCTAAAATCGCTAATAATTTTATCACAATCATCAGCATCTCCGTCAATATACTTAAATTCGTCACTCTTTTTGAATGATTTCATTGCCTCTTCAAATTGCGTTTTTATTGCGTCGAACTGGTCTGAATCTATATAAAGATTCCTTGGCGTCGATTTCCGTTCCCCGTTCTTTGTCCATGTTGCGTGTGATTCTAATGACTTTGTATACATCTCTAGTAATTGTGTCGCTAGCGACTTTATTTTCGCATTGAATGATTTCTTAAGACCGATTATTTTTTGGACCTTTTCAGACTTTTTATCGTATTTCTCATATAATGTATTAATAGCTTTTACTTCTTCCTCGGGACGAATCGGTTTTGAAGGTATTTCTTGTGGGGCAATATGATTTGCTGGTGGCGCTGATGTATCTGCGGCTTTGGTGGCTGCTGCTTTAGCCTCTATATCAAAAGTCCTCATCATTGATTCACTATACAAACTCTTAAGCAATTCTGGTGTTTGGTCGGATATACCCACGCCTCCGACTATCGATGTTGCCGTTCTTGGACGTATTTTTTCGCTTTCTTTCGATGCTGGAATAAATTCGTCTTCATATAGTAATTCTCCCATATAATGAACTAATATCATCGGAGGCAAATTATCAAATTTATACCGTTTAATAATGTATCCTTTTTGCCATTCTCCCCATATTCTCTTAATATCAACTTCTTCAAAGGGTTTTGCTTCCAAATTTACGGCGGCTGCGGCTGCGGCGGCGGCTGCGGCGGCGGCGGCGGCGGCGGCGGCTGCTTCACCTTCCTTCGCACCTTCAGCTTTCACTGCGTCACCTTCAGCTTTCACTGCGTCACCTTCAGCTTTCACTGCGTCACCTTCAGCTTTCACTGCGTCAC